CCCCTGTGTTGTAATCCATCCTGCTTCACCCGCTGCAATATCAGCCCTTACTATTCCCAAAGTCTTTGAGCTGAAAGTGTCGCTTGTATTCTTTGCTAACTTTACTGATGCCCTGTCGCCACTTGCTCCAAAGATATAAACCACCTGACCCTTTGTAATTGTAACCGCTTCGGCATTTGTTACGTATGCTTTTACTACGGTGGCAGTGTCAGTATTGCCTATATTAGTTATCCCGTTTGTGCCAGCCGTGTAAGTTGTCCCATTGACAGCCACTCCTACGGATAAAGTGCCAGCAGTATCAGGTAAGTCAAAAACTCTATTCGTTGTTAAATAGTCCGCTTTTATTCTGCCTATGTTTGATGTGAATGATCTTACAAGCTCCAACTGCTGACCCCTAATATAAGCATAAACACTACTACCGAATATTTTAAAGCTTGCCCTATACGCCTGCCCATCATCATCAAAAATAACATCCGTACCTATTGCCGTTGGTATCCTGAAAGCCGTTGCCTTTATAGTATCTGTTGTTGTTTTACCAGCCGTTGTCACCTGCTGCAAAGTGGGGGTGCCGGTATTTAATGTTATACTATCTAATAGCTCTAAAGTTCCATAAATAGAATTCTGCATTCTATAATTAGTAAAACTTTCAACAGCACTATTTTTAATGTATCTTAAAACGTAATTTTTTGCGCTGTCAACAGTTGGGAACCTATTTTGAGCATTTATTGAAAAAGTAATTAAAATCAAGAAAAAACATAATAAATATCTCATATTTGCGAATTTAAAGCCATTTTTACAAGCTATTATTAAAAATGTCAACTATCAAGGAATGTAATACAATTTAACAGTTTTACCACTGGATAAAGCACTATCAAAGGTTATTACACCATACCCATACCCAGTATTAGATATAAACTCATAAGTATCAGGCGCATAATACACATCATCAACAAAAACCATTAAAAGAGTTGCGTTTAACAATAAAGGTGATGAATAACTAATGGCATATGAAGAAGATGAATAACTTAAATATGTAGGTTCATTTTCAGTGTTTTTTAAATTATTTGTGCTATATAATATTCCATCCCCTGCAATTGTTACATCAAATTTCGCAAATTCGCCAGATGTGCCCGTATTTGCTGAATTAGTTATTATACCTATTCCAAAATAAAACTCATCACCAACAGACGCTTTTATGGCTATTTTTTTACCTTTTATAATATTGTCATTAAAATGTAAAGATGTAACCTTTCCTGATTCATTTAATGTAATAACACCAGTACATTGTATATTCCAATCGTAACTCCCGTATTCTCTATTAGTAGATCTTCCGCTGCCTTTGGTAGTTGTTATTATTTCGTTAGCTGTTATATTTAAAATAAACGAATCTTCACAGCCTATAGGCTCTAAATTCTCATAAGCGTATAATACTAAATCATCTCCTTTTAATTGTGCCATAATTACGGGTATTGAAAACTTTGATCAAACTCACTGCCAAAAACATTGAAAGATATTAATTCAGTAGAACCATAAACATATATAGTATCTCCAGAAGCTAAAGTAATACCTTTTAATCTTTGACTTGAACAATTGCCATAAACCATCATATTTAATTCTAAATAATATTCATTATTAAGGCCATATTTAGAAATACCAGCAGGTGCAATAGCTATACTTATATTTGCATCATATAAATCTAAATTGCATATATTTAAAGTAGATATAACACATCCTTTATTTTCTGGAACTGTATATAATTCTATTAATTCAGTCGCATCTGATATAGTTCTGCCTAATACTTTAACTACCTCCATAAAAAAACATTTTTGCCCAGTTATTAGATTTATCCGTCTTTATTTCAGTCATTACATTAGTATTATCACCTATATATAATTTACCATCTGACATATTTTTTACTAACAAATTATCAGGAGGCGTTTCAAAATTAGGATCAAAACTTGTTTTTATTATAACTACATTTTCCATTATGAATAATTATTAAATCTTCTTCTTCTATTTCTTCTAATTAATGAACTAATTACACCTAAAGTACCAAATTTCCAATCAATAGGAGTTTTAGGTTCTTTTACAGGATCGTTTTCATCTTTTGCTTTTACATTTAAATACCTAAAGCTTTCAGTGCCATTTTGAGTAAAATCATTATTATTCAATGTATTACGCAATTCAATCATAGTAAATTCACTACTTTCCTGCCTTACATCCATCTGCAAAGTAGTAATCATAAATTCTTTATCTTCTACTTCCGTAAACTCTACTGTATTTAAAGGGCTTAATAATCTATTTCCTTGATATAAATCAAACAACCTGCCCTCTAATCTAATAAATTTACGATACATTGAGCGCCAGTAAGATCTTGTAATATATTTTACAAATGGCATAAAATTAGCATCATCCCCTTTATAATACCAATTACCCCTCAAAACATAATCAGTATCTAATAAAACACCTTTTGTAGATATATTAGGTGCATTGCTTACAAATATTTCATTATCATATTTATTCTTTAAATTATTAGACGTTTCAGATTTTTGCTCATAACCATCTACCTCTGTCATGTCATTAAACTGTGTAATGACAGAAAAATCTAAGTCTTTATAATATACATCATGATTAGATGAAATTAAATCGCGTGAATTACCTGTTAAAACTATAGAGACATTACCATTTGCAGGAACTCCAACTGAAGTTATATTATATGATTTCCAGAATCTTCTATCTTCATCTTTATGATATGAATACCCAACACTTCTAAATTGTGTATACCATTTCCCATCTAAATCTAAATAATAATGAACGCCGCTTGTATTAACAAAAACTACATAAGCCCAAACATCGCCAAATCTAAAATAAGGATCAGTAAATTTAACTGAAAACCCGAAATTAATTTTATCACCAGAATTTACCGGATAAATAGATGTTCTTTTTGCAAATGCTGTCTGGCTTAAAGTAGCTGCCCTTAAAACCATATATCTTCTTATTTCCGCATTTGTGCCAGCTTCAAGATCAACATTTATTGTGCCGCTATTAACATAACCATAAAATGAAGCTAAAGCAGTTGGAGCAGCTGTCCAATATGTAGGTGAATTACCAACACCTCTATCCAATAAATCAAAATTTCTGAAATATACTACTGGCATGTCAAAACTATGCTTAACTGCAACCTCTTTAAAAGGTTTTTCAACACTTGTTAAAGCATCGGCATTTATAAGTTTTGTAACTTCATTTAATCCAATATCAAGTTTATAGGATTGATTCATGGATATATTTAAAGCAGTTCCAGTGTAATCTCTTATAGTACCATCTAAAACACCTGCAATCCTATCATTCGTTTGTATTATATACCATTTGCCACGAGCCTGAAATAAAGTGCATCCAAAAGACTGCATTATTTTAGATAAAACATCATAGCAATCGTCAAAATCACGAGGTCCCTTTAAAAAAGTAGTGGCATAAATATTTGCCCAATAAAAAGCATCAAAATCATAGCTTGTAGGTACATTATCATTGCGCTCTAATTCAGATGAAGCATATTGATTTATAAAAGTAACAAAATCTAAGTTTAATTTAGTTTGATATAATGAATTTGCAATGAAATCTTTTAATTTATAAAATCCCCACATTTGATCATCTAATTGATCTTTTAACTGTGTTGTTTTTAATAAACTTAATCCATCATTGCAGGTTAACTCAATTTCGTTAGCTGTATCCAAAAAAGGCTCAGTAATAATATTATTATCTAACCAACCTACCCACTCTAAAACATTATTAATATATATTTTAACTTTATATTGACTATCAGATGTTATGTAAAAATCTTCAGATGTAACAACATCACTAAGTATTTTTAATCTTGCCTTACTTTCCCTTATAGGGCACATCTTTTCAAATTCGCCATTAGGATAAGATATTTCTAATGGTGATTCAGAAGCTGCTGTTAAATCTATAACTGTAGGGGCTGATAATGTATCTTCTTCAATATCTACTTTTACCTGACGGCCTTTAATCGTATCAAATTCGCATCTATATTTTACATAATATGCCATTATCTACCAAGTGTTATATTTCTTAATAAATCACCACGTATAATAAAATTGCCAGCCCCACCACCAGCCGCCGCCCCAGCAGGCCCGGCAATAGCGCTTGTAATTGCTTTTAATATTAATGATTTAATTACAGCTTTTGTCAATTCAGCTATTAAATTACGTACACTTTGTGCAAGTGCTTCAAATGGATCTTCCCCTTGTGCAAAAGCATTAATTACACCATCAATAGCAGGAGTTACCAAATCGGTAATTGTAGCTGCTAATAATGCTTGTTGTTCAATCAATTTAGCATTGCCTTTTTTCCAAAGTTCATAATTGCCTAAAATGACTTTTATATTTTTTTGTGCAATCTCTAATGACTTTGTATTAGCCTTTTGAAAAGCATCTTCACTTGCTGAAAACTCATTTGCTTGTTGCCTAACCCCCTCATTTACTTTTGTAATAACATCAGCTAATCTTGCAAACTTAGAATCAAGTTGAAAAGACTGCAAATCTCTATTTACCTGCTGAAATGCTGCTGATGTTTCTTTTACTCCTTTTACTACTAAATCCCTTAAAGTATTACCGGCTAATTCTAACCTTTTTTGAATACCATCAATTTGCAGATTTTGTTCATCCCAATTAATACCTTTTAACTCATCTCTATACTTTTTAAGTAAATCAGCAATTTCATCAGTTTTTTTAACTGTTTTTTCTTTACTATCATTTAAAGTATTTACTAATGGAATTTGTTTTTCATATTCATTACGTAAACTTTCATTAAGTTTATTTATTTTATCAATTTCTTTTTGAGTATCCTTTTGAATATTTACTATTTCTTTTTGACCATCACTAATTCTTTTTTGAGCTATAGCTTCTTGTTCTAATTTACCACTACCCTCCAAATTTTTTCTTAACCTTGTATTTCTTTCTATATCTTTAGTTAATTCAGATATTTCTTGTAGACTTTGTTGCTGTAAATCATAAATTTGAACATTATTTGTAGCTATTCTTCCAGCCAATAATTCAGCAGTTGCCTTTGCCTCAACAGCTTTTATATAAGATCTTATAATTTCTTCACCTTGAGCTGTGGCAATATTCTGCTGATTTAATTTACCAATAGTATCAGGTAATATTTCATTAAGTTTTTGTAATGCCTGATTTCTTGCTAATTCTGTTTGAGTAGCATCTTTTGCAACTTTTACAAGCGTTTCAAATTCTAATCTTTGCTTTGTGGTTGTTTCAATAAGCTGATCCTGTGCTTGTTTTAATTTATCACTATCTTCTTTAGCTTTTGTAGCACTTGCACCCCACCGGCTAAACCCTAACTGAGCAAACTGCAATGCAGATGTAAGCAAAGAAATACCTAATATTAAACCGCCACCACCCGCAAGGCTTGCGCCTAATGCTTTAAAAGCTCCTCCTGTAGTACCAGTTTCTTTACGTAATGTAACAAATGATTGTACAAGCGGCTCTATATTATTCGCAATACCTATTAACCCAAATGGCGCATCAGATGCAACACGACTAAAATTTGTTAACGCTGCTGTAGCTTGTCCGCTACCTTTTGCTAAAGCATTCATGCCAGCAGTTCCAGTCTTAACTGCAGCTGTATTTGTAGCGGCTAATGTTTTATTTAAATCATTTAACCCATTTACAGCATTAGTTACATTAGCCTGTACTTGTATCTGAAGTTGCTCTGCTGCCATTTTCTTTTAATCTCTTTAACTTTTCCTGTAATCTTTTTTGCCTTGTATTTTCCTCAATTTTATCATCTGGCAAAGGCCAATATTCCCTATAAAACTGCCCTATAGTCATCGGCTTGCTAAGATGCGGAGCTAACATAAAATAAGCCTGCCGCCTCGCAATCTCATGCTCATCAATCAATCTTTTATTATACCCCTCAATGAACTGATAAAAATCAACTGGCAACATCCATTTATATTCATCAGGTTTTAAACCTGCTGAATAAGCCGTTATTCTTGTATTATGCCAATCTGCTTTTTTTTTAAATTTTCATTTGCCTCAACAACATCATCAGTTTTACTTTTTAACGCTTGGCAATTATTAAATTCATTAATAACTTCTGTTATTTTTTCAATGTCAACTTTTGTTAACATGCTATTTTCAACATAATCATATATTTCTTCAAAAGTAACAGGATGCTTTAACCCTTTTACTTCATAATAATTTACCATGCCTGCATAAATTATTTTTGCCATAGCATAAGACGTGTAATAAGAAAGGCCGTCAAATTTTGCGGCCTCTCCTAAGAATATCTCTACACTAAGCATCCCAAATCGGAGGCTTATATCTTTCCCGTTTATATTCATATTATGGAGTTATGTCAATTGATCCGGTAAGTTGTAATGAAGCAGTAAAGCTAACATTACCCTCTGACGGCGAAGTTATACCAAATTCAGTGATATAACCACTACCCTGAACATAAAAATTAGTACCGCCACCCTCAGGATCTTCATATTTTATATCCAATAAGGTTTTTCCTGTAAACCATCCTAAAAGTTGTTCAATGCTTACTTGACCAGAAGTAGGGCTTGTTTCAGCAATACCCTCTACAGAAAAAGTAACTGTAGGACTTGCCACTGAAGTTAATGTTGAACATTTAGTTACTTCTGTACTTACTGAAGCAGATCCTGAAAGGCTTGATGTAGTTTCACAAACTACATTTAAATAAGCCCCAGTGCTTGTATTTTCTTTTAATTGTAAAGTAACTGATGAACCTTGGATTTGTGCCATTTTATTTCTCTATTATTATTTGAGTGAATCTTGTTAACCGTCTTACTATTTTCTTTACCCCTGTATCTAAAACAGGTATATGTTGGCTACTACCTTTTCTTACATCTACTATCTGAAAATCTGCATTGTCTGCCAAATTGGTAGTGCTAATCAAAGGTATTATTCTATTCATGACTTTTTCAGTTATGCTGTCAACTATCTGCTTTACCAAATCTACCCTAAAATTATTCTGACTTACCACATCAATTAGCACTTCTACCTCATTCATAAATTTACCTTTATTTGGTAAATCCGAACCCGTAATAGTAGATATTATAATATAATAATCACCGCCTGTTTCATCTGCCTCTTCATCATAAACAGGCACAATAGACCCATTATATGTAATCTGATTATTTAAGGCCGTATAATAAGCAGCCTTTATAAATTTTATAGGATCTTTCATAATTTTTTTATAACATTTTGTATGTTTTTTATTAAATTATCCTTTTTCTGAAAATACGGTGGGAAAAAATATGGTCTTGCTTTTAAGCCTCTATTTAATATATTTATTGCCGCTATATACGCCATTTTAGGATTTCCCCCTTTTCTTTTAATCCAGGCTTGTAATGCTTTTACAAAATCTCTAAATCCACCTCTACTTTTGCCCCTAAATTGAGCTGCATATTCATTTAATTCAGCAGGAACTTTTACCTGAGACCCCGTACCAAATTCTACAAAAGGAGCATAATAAACATTGCTTATTAATTCAACCCCATCTTTTATAGGATTTGCTTTTGTATTTTGTTGTAAAGCTCCTAAATCCTGTATTTTTTGCTGACTAATTAAAGATAATTGCGCTGCATTAACTTCACGCCCCCATGTTACAATTTCTTCTGTAATCTCTTCTTTTAATTCTTTTGGTAATTTATTATACTTAGATTGTATTTTATCTAAACCTTTAATATCTAATTTAAAATTAGGCATTACGCTATATCTTGAGAGGTTGCAACAATACGCCAATATTTTCCCTCTGGGTTGTTCTGCAACTGGCTTGCAAATTTATTTTCTGCCCTTACCCTGTCTACTCTATCAATGCTTTGTATAGAATAAAATCTATTACTATATTCTATAATACAACGGATTGATATCTCTATATTTTGATCGTACCTAATCAAAAACTCATAGCTTGTTTTATAGTTAGCCTTACCACCGTCAAACCCCCTGTTTTGGCTTATAGTATTTATTTGTGCCCATAAGTTAGCCACCTCAGAAGAAGTTACATCTACACCGTCAACGCCCATAGTTTGACCCACAACCACAATTTTAACCTTTCTTGCAATGCCTATACCCATGACAAATTTTTTATTGTTTTGGCATTACTAAATA